CATAGTTTAAAATTTAATTATTTTATTTTTAATTTTCTGTCGATTTTCCTTTTTCTCTCTGTTGTCTTTTTTCAAGCAACTCCTTAATCCTTTGTCGTTGTCTTTCCTCTTTTTGTTCCTCAAGACCTAAGAATGTGGTTGTAGATTCCGTATCAATTTCAAGCATTGCATTATCAAATTTGCCATTTTCAAATACCACACCGTCATCTCCAATACGAGACTTGGTAATTGCGATTGTGGCTAATTTCATTTCTTTTTGTTGTAATGACTTTGCTACAGTTATAATAACGTGACCTACTTGTGCCTTTTTAATTGATCCACCCATTTGATCTGTTGTTACAACATCAGATGATATTGATGAACGATTACCTTGTGTTGCAGTCCATCCAACGATGTTTAATTCGTGGCACATTGCTTCAAACGATCTCATTACGGATCCTTCACTTTTCCATTCATCACCTAAGTTCTTATCCGGAACAACACAGTCAATATAGTCCAAAATTACCATATCTATCTTTGTACCGTCGGCAATCATCTTTCTGATCTCATTTTTGATCTGAAGCATTGTCTTGGTGTCAGATGGTAATTTTTTTAAGATTAACTCATTTGACATTGTTTCCTTGATTTCTTTTACTTTGTTCATCACCTCATCTTTTTTATCTGACAATTCGTCAGGGTGAATCTTTGTCCAAAGGGTAAAATGTTTCCTTTGTATCACTTTTGGGTTGTCTTCAAAAAATATTTGTAAGACATTAAATCCAAGGTTAAATGCGTGATTCGCAATCTTTGTTGTGAGTGTTGACTTTCCGACTCCGGTTGGTGCAAGGATTACACCGATTTCTCCTTTCGCAAGTCCTCCCTTTAACAATCTGTCAATACCTGGTATTCCCATTGGGATTGGGTGTCTATAATCGTCCTCTAGCACTTGGTCTAAGTTTGAAAAGACATCCATAGCGCTTGTGTCTTTTGAACCAACCAATAAGGCTTCTCTTACCAATTCTTCTAACGTGTCATAGCTTTCAAACTCTCCCCCGTCAATAATCTTTTGAGCCTTTTTCATAACTTTCTGTAATTCTTGTTGTTTACAGAATTTAAGTGCTTTTTCTTGTACGAAATCCACTCCCTCGATAGGTGCATCCTTGATTTTCTTAACAGTATCAAGGACAACTTTAATAGCAGTTTCCTGTTGTAATTCAGATTTGGCTACTTGTTCCAGAGTATCAAATGATGGTGTGTGGTCGTATTTTTTATAATACTCTTTTATCATTTGAATGATTATTTTGAAATATTTGTTTTCAAAATAATTATTCTCAATTACATCAATGATTGAATGTGAAAATTCTTTGTCTACAATAATTTGGTTAAGTAATTGAATTTGAAAATTGTTTCCAAGATACTCAAAGTTTTTGTTAGTCGCCATATATTTTTCCTCCTGTTAGTAATGATAAATACTACTACTTTTAGATAAATTGTGGATAAAAATAATTAAATTTTTTATCTGAAAAAATGTCAGTAAGTTCAGATAGTATGCTTTTCAGCTTTGGGCGTAGGTCTACGGTATATCTCACCTTTGGTGGGTATACTTTTGCGTCAAATGATCTATGACAAATTGTCAGGTTTTCTACCTTAATATAAAGGTTAAAATTTTCATCTCCCTCCGTAATTGATGTATTTAATACATCCGGATTTTCCATAATCTCATATTGGTTGTCCAACATATAAACTACGGACCTCATCTTTAAATCATTTTGTAGGGAGTTACAAAACGATTTAATGTAGTCATAAAACTCTTCTGATTTGTGGGCATTTTTATTAAACCCTTTAACATTGAAAAATCTTTGTACCACAATGTTGTCATTACACATTAACAAAAATTCAACTTTTGTTACATCTTGTTCTCTCATTTTTTTACTTTTTTGGTTTGTTTCTAAAATTTGTTTTTTCTTTTCTTGATAGTTTTAAAAATGGTCTTAAAAAATTTACCCAAGCTTCATCACCTTTTGGTAGAAATTTAAAGAATCCGTCTTCCATCATCATCCTAATTAAGTTTCTATGTCCCCTTCCGTCTGGATCCAATGACTCGGAGTAATATAAACTAACCAGTTCTTTTCCTTCTTCTGAAATAAGTGGGTTTGCAAGGTCCACCAATTTTTCATTTATGACAAAAAACTCCTCTCCAAAAATCCCTTCTTTGGTTTTACCACTAAGTAGATTTTGTAAGGCAACATTTCCTTTTTGTTCTGTTAACAACTTTTCAGCCTTGGTTAAAATATCGGTATATTTAACCTCACTTTCAAGTATTTCTGGAAATAATTTAAGAAATGTTTTTTCACCAAGATAAAAGATACCATCAATATTATCCGAACTATCACCGGTTAATATTTTGTAGGTTTTAATATTATAGTGGGGGATTTCAGATGAATCCATCTTAATTCCATCCCCCAGTTTATAATATCTCTTATGTTGTGGTGAGTATATAGAGACCCTATCGGAAATAAGTTGTGTTAAATCCCTATCTGAAGAAAAAATAGTCTTATCTTCATCCTGTGATATTTGACAATAATAAGCGACCAAATCATCGGCCTCTGATTGTTCAACTTCTAATTGTCTTACAAACATCTCTTCAAGGTATTGTTTTACCCTCTCTTTTTGTTTTAAAAAAGATTGTTCTTTAAAATCTTCGTCGTCTTTTTGTTTACGATTTAATTTGTACTTTGGGTATATAATTCTTCTTTGTGATGATCCGGTATCGCTATCCCAAAACACAACAACTTTATTGTAGTTATTTTCTTCTAAAAATCGTCGTAGGGTGTTTAAAAAATGCCAAGTACCACCAACGTGTTCACCTTTATTAAAAAAGTCTCTAACACCGTGGAAACCGATTTTTAGAAGGTTATTACCATCTACCAATAAAGTTTTAGTCATTTAATTCTTCGTTTGATTGGTTTGACAATACTGGTTCTTTTTCTACAATGTATTCACCAAGGAATTCACTAAATATTGCTTCCATAACTGGAACACATATTGAGTTACCGGCAAGAGATACGTGTGCTTTTGTTGATAATGATGTTGTTAATAGTAAATCAATATCTTCATCACGAACACCCATAAATCGATATCCTTCTCTTGCTGTAATATTTCTTACCCTACCATCTTCAGTCATAATCTGTGGTGAACCACTTGTTGTTAGACAAGGTGAACAACCGTCAACAGAATATATTCTTCTTGTTTGGTCATAATTTACATCATCTCTTCTTGCTATTAACTTACATATTGTATTTCCTTTTGGTTGGTGTGGTGTGTATGGACAGTCAATGAATAATTCTGGGTCCTGTGTATCCTCAATAAAAGACCTCATTGGGATTCTTGTTTTTTTGTAGTTATCAACATTCTCCATTCTTGTTACAACATCAGTATGGTCTCCATTAAGAACTGAAATCATAAATACTCTTTCTCTATTTTGTGGACAACCAAAGTCGGCACCATTAAGTAATTTCCAATATGATGTGTAACCAAGACCTCTTAAAAAATAGATATGTTTTTTAAAATTTTCATAATGATTTTTTGAGATAAGGTTTTTAACGTTTTCCATTAACAAATACTTAGGTCTATTTGTTGATAAAATTCTTTCAACATCAAATAATAACCCACTTCTAGTCCCTTCTTTAATACCTCTTTGAACTCCTGAGATTGAAATATCTTGGCAAGGGAATGAATATGTTAATAGGTCACACTCTGGAAAATTATTGTGGTCAATTTTTGTAATATCACCTAAATTTCCCATTTGTGTTTTATGTAAGACATCATAACACTCATTTGCTTGTTTGAAGTTGTCACAATTTGCTACATTTTCATAGTTAACTCCAATATATTTTAATGCTAATTCTTGTGTTCCGTATCCGGAAAATAATGAAATAACTTTTAACTTATTCTTGTTCATAAACTTTTTCTTCTTTTAAATCAAATTCACCATCTACACCAATAATATTTTTCCAATATTCAGCATACTCACTTTTGTAAGTCTCAATAGACTTCTTTTCTTCTGTTGCATCTTTTCCAGGTAAAAACCCATGTGGTGTTACAATAATTTTACCATCTTCAAAACCAAGTCCGTTGATATGATTTTTCATAACCGATACTTTTGTTCTTGAGGCAAACTTAACCGTTCTTTTATCTTTTGTTGCGGTAATTTTTGTTGTACCAGCACCTTTTTGATTTCCAAACAAAAACACTAATGAAGAGTTTAACCAAATTGCTTCACCACCTTTTGCTTTAATTTTTGGTTGACCAAATGGATTATCTGGTAATTCAACCCAAGGTTGGTTTACGATAATTAAAGTGTTCTCGTATTTTGAGTCTGCTTTTCTTGAACCGGAGATTCTTTGGTTAATACCCATACCAATCTTATCAGCTAATACAGATGCGTTGTGTTGTTTTCCGCCTTTACCTTCATAAGTCATTTTACAAGGAACGGAACCAACTGAATCCCACATAATACATAATGAATAATCTAATTCACCTTTTTCTTGAGCATCTAACAAATCATTAATATAATCTGTAATTTGTTCAATATAACTAAAATTATTATTGAATAAAAAGAATCCGTCCCAAGTTAATTCACCAGTTTCTTCGTCAACAACTTCTTCACATTCAAAACCCATAAGTTTTGAGTGCTCAAAAGACCATTTTTGTTCTGTAATAATAAAAACCGGAAGAATTTCTTTCTTTTGTGCATCAACAGCTGTTTTTACAAGTGCCGTAGTTTTACCAGTATCAGAGTGTCCCAAAAACATATTTATATGTCCCATAGCAGGACCTGGAAGACCAACAGCATCTAAAAATGCCGGTCCTAAATCAAAGTATCTTTGTGGTTTGTATTTTGCGTCCGAAGAGAATTTTTTCTTTATCGAACTAAAGTCATTTTTCTTAATTGCCATATATTTTTCTTTTTAAAAAGATAAGAAAAAATGGGTATATAGTCCACCTAATATACCCATTTTATTTAGATTTTTTTAGAATGGTAACTCTTCATCAACCTCATCATCGGCTTGTGGGTCTTCAACTTTTGTTTCTGGTTTTGATTTTCCACCACCCATTGAAATTTCTTCCTCAGAAGTATTGCTGTATATGTATTTTCCAGCATCAGAATCCCATCTTGGTGTTTCACCACGAGCAATTGCTTCAAGATATTCAGCCGGTTTTTTAGAATATACATCTTCCCAAGTAAGTTCGTCTTCCAACCAAGATGTCATTGTTTCTTTGTCTTCGTGAACTGGAGATGGATCATCATACATAACTGTTTGAATTACCGTATAAAAGGCACCTTTTGGTGTTTTTGCTTTTGTTAATTCTAAAATAAGGTCTCTCCCTTTTTCACCATCTGCAACATCACCTTTTGCCTTATAGATTGGAATGATTTTATCAAAAATTCCTTCTTGTTTGTAATTGTGTTTGAACCTCCAGAATTTAGGTCCGTCTTGTTCATTCTCACGGTCAATTACCTTAACAATATAAAACTTACGAGGTTTGTATTGTTTTGCTAATTCTTTGTCAGATTCTTTACCAGTTGACATAAGAACATCATAAACTTCACTTAACGGTGAACGTTCATTGTCATTTTTTCCTGGATCATAAAATTTCTGCCATTTTCCATCAACAAGAATTTCGTGGAACCATACCTCTTTAAAAGGTGAAGATCCGTCTGGAGTAGGTAAAATACGGATTTTCTTTTGTGCTTGCTTTTCGTTGTCTTTAAGTATTGCAGCAAAATACTTTTTCATTCTTTCTTCTTGTGACATTTTTGCAGTGGAAGAAGAACCACTTTGTTTTGAGCTTTCATACTGAGCCAAAACCGCATCTAAAACATTGTTTGTCGCCATATATATATTAATTAAAAGTTTACAATAGAAAATATAAGTTAAATTGTTGTCGCAGTCAATAAAGTATTAAAAATTATTTAAGGTCGCAAATTACGACCTTAAACATTACATCATATCAGTATCATTTTTATCATCTTCATAATCATAAAAAGAATCTTCTATTTGATCTTTAGAAAATGATTCAATATCATCAGATGTTAAAACGTATTCATTTTTACCAGATTTTTCAATATCTTGTTGTTTGTCATTAAAAAAATCAGAAAGTTTTTGATTAAATGGTCCAGAATCTAAAGTTCTTAATTCAAGTTTTTCTTTAGCGGTTTTGGTCTCATTTTTTCAATTTTAGT